ACGCGTAACGTTTTGAATTGTTATCGGTATTTTTAATATTGGATCTTCAATTTTCATGAATATAGCATAACTAGGTGATTGGGGTGCTGTACCGACTCGTTGCAATGGTGCAAATGAAAAATTTAATAATAATGATCCTAAAGGACAAATATTGTCTATAATTCCTGCTTGTGTGTCAGTGTCCTTAGATAAATGATATGGTAAACTGACAAAATCTGAATCTAATATGAATGGTGCATTTAATGTGACGCTAGATGTAGTATTATAATTTAATATTCCGTGTTGTAAATTCACTATGTTAAATTCTGTGATAGCTGATCGTCTGTCCATGTTTGCGACAACAGGTAAATGAGCTGCTACTAAGCCTCCACTACAAAAAGGATTGCCGTTGACTTCAATTCTCACTTGAGCTCTTGAGCATTTAAAATAGACATATTGCTTTAAAATTATGTCCCATTGTGCTACGTATCTCATTTTTGAATATAAGTCAATAACTAATGCCTTAGAAGTGGTTGTTATCAATGTAGAATCGCCAATTTGTTGCCATCTGTCAAAGAAATACTCAAAAGATATATTTTTGGTGTTCATAGAAACTTGTGTTTTGCTATATGAATTAACTGACTCAACTTTAGATGAACCTATAGTATCAATTGTAGTTCCGTTAGATTTTGCTATTTCACCCATCGGCACATGCATTGAAGAATTATTGCCTATAATTTCAGTTTCAGATCCTTCACAAACTACAGTCATATTATTGCTAAATGAACCTGCGGTTTCAAAATCCTCTCCTGCTCGCTCTAAAATATTCATTCTTACTTTGCATCGATCGCCACTGCTGCCTGTGAATGGATTAATAACTGATATATTCATAAATCCCATGGAAACACAATGTTCATAATTTTTACTAGTTAATGATGCTTTATAGTTGGCATTTCTGCAATTTAACCATGGTGCTGCGTGCATGTATGGTACCCTAACATGAAATATATATTTGTGTGGATTTATATCCATGATAACAGAATATTGTGAATTCTTTGTGCTGGTTTTAAATGGGTCTACATATTTGTCATAAACTCCATATCTAAAATCAACACAAATCTTTCCAGTAGTAAATCCATCTGTAAAAAATATAAATTTGTATTCCAGACTTCCACGCCAAAAATTTGAATACATGGCAGATAAAGTTAATGGTGATATATTAAATGGTGTTGTTGATGCAAAGCAAAGTGCGTAACACGGATCTAAAGCATAATCAGATATTATGTTATAGCTAGCTACCCAATTGCCTGGTGTACCTTCAACAGCTCCTCGAATAAACCCCCATCTTCTACCTATATACAATAATGACATTTCGTCTTCCTCTTCCGCTGTGTTACTAGACGTTGTCTCTTGTAAAGTAGACGGATTTAAAGCCAATTTGTTTATATATTCGACGTTGGTGGCATTGCTTAATCCTTGAAAATCTTTTAAAACTGTGGGTGGACAAGTTATTGTAATAGCGGGTTTATCCATGCTACTTAATTTGAATTTGTTGTCTAACTTATCTCCTGTAATCTCACTAGGTAAAGTTGCCTTTGATATGTGTGACCATCCTTGCATATTTTGTATGTGATTTATTGTATTACCTTGACTTTCGATTTGTAAACATAAAGTATTGGATTCTAAATATAATATATCATCAAATCCACCATTAGCCAGGTATATTTCATCTAGTGAATCATAAGTATATTCTGCATAATCGAACCATAACTTATAAAATCTATGATATACATTTGGTCCATAAAAGTATAAAAATCTTAATGCTGTATTTATATTATCTTTGGTAGCCTGATAAGATGGTATCTTGTTGGTTATCCAATTGGTCATTTCAATAATTGATATCATCTTCAATGTAGCCTTGAACAATCCATTTTCAGGTCGAAATCCATTAGACAAAAATTGCATTTCATGTATTGGTCTTGCTGCGGTATTATTTAAATCATCCTTAGTTTCTGGTGTATAAGTTATACCTATCTTTTTTAAAGCATCCCTAACGGTCTCAAAGTTGTAAAAAACCTTAACTGAATCTCTTGGAAAAAACATGTTATCATCCCCATAAACTTGGTATTTGACATTATTAATAAAGCTAGCAATGTTTTGGTGTTTAGTGGGTGCTGTTACAATCCATGAATAAAATAAGTAACAAATGCCTACCATACTGTTCAAAGATGCTGTAAAATCGGCGCCGCTTGGTAATCCTTGCGTTCTTACGTAAACGTAATTATTAGCAGTACATATTGCAAATTTAAGCTCATTCACTAATGTTCGGAAAAATGTGTAATCTTCATCTGATTTTTGTTCCAAATTATCATACACAAACTCTAAACACATGTCCATAAGCTCTGAATGCAACAGTCTATCATATCCTGCATAATCTCCTGCATATCCTGTGTTCGAATATTCAGTCATATGATGTGCTAATTGCGTCCACTCTAAACTGTATGGATTAATTCCTATAGATATTCCATTTTTTATCCTATTGTCACATATTCTCTTTTTAAAATCCATAGTATAATGTCTTAGCCATATATTGTAATCTACTGGTGCTACTGAAAATGATCTGGTTTTAATTTGATCTATTTTATCCATAGGTCGCGTCTCATCCTTGAGGCAATCGGTCCAAATGCTAGCAATTCGCTCGCCTTTAATACCTAATTCGCGTCTTTCTTCTAATCGTGTTTTAAGTAAGCCCTTTGGTATATATTTTCCATTATTATTTATGTCAAATAAATGTTTTTTACCCTCATTTGATTTTTCATATGGCCAACCTGGTGACGATTTCATGTTCAAACAATCTATATATTTTTCATCATTGCCATTAATAAGAGTTTCCATGTCAAATATTCTTAACGGAGTTTTGATCATGTCTTTAAATAATAGTGGTAATGCTGATTTAATTTTAACCATGATCTCTTTTGGTATAAAATAATTTTGTTCCGCATACTTGTTTACAGATAACATTAATGGTGAGATAGCAAATTTATTTCTGTTATCTTTAGGAGATAATATAGCTGGCTCGCACCTATGAGGTCCACACATTTCAAAAGCTTCACTTTTAATATATTTTGTCTTTTCCGGAATAAACGTTGGCTTGTCTAAGATACCTATAATGGGTAATTCTATTTCTAATTCTTTACCTTCGGCACTAATAATAGTATTGCGAATTCTCTCAATACCCATACCATTTAATTGTATTCCGAACTTCTTTTCAGCAAAGGTCAATCGTTCTTTAAGCAGTTCTCTTGATATTGGTTTAGCAAATCCTCTTGAAATTGACATAGCGCCTGCAATGTGCATGCCCAATATTTTCCCTTCTGATGATGGATGAATTAGTATCGCTACTGATCCACAATCACCTTTCTCGGTACTTAGTGCATATTGTATTACTTTTCCTAGAACAACTGTGCATCCACTTGCATCATATTCCTTTTGACTTGTGCTCATTTCTGTGTCTTTGGTGAAATGATTAATTATATTTCCATCAACTTGTTTAATTAAATTTATATTGAATCTTGATGATAACATACTTAGTGTTTGACCAGTACAAAATAAATTGCTAATATCTCTATATGTTCTTGATCTTGTCCCTAAATAATAAAGCACTATGTCGCTTGGTCCATATTCTCCTGGAAATTCGACAACATTTTGCTTATCAAATTGAATTATTGGTGAATGTACATCTTTATTACTAATTCTGATCTCGCCTTCCATATATTTACCTTGGTACATAAATAAATGTCTTGGTGCCATAATTATTTGACCTTTGATTGGTAATGCTGACATGGTCATAGTTCTAACTAACTCATTGCCTTGATAACATAAGGTAGTAATGCTAAGTAATTGAGATGAAACTAATTTGCTAATATTTAAAGCCTCTTGATCTTCACATCCTTCGACTTCAATATTATTTTTGACGTTGTGATTATTAGTTTTGTCAATATTAAATTTGCTGTTATTATCTAATATTAATTTTCCAAACTTAGCCTTTGAGACTATTTTATTCCCTGTTCTCTT